GCACTATCGTGGGTCATTTATTTACAGATTCCTGATGAACTGACTGAAGAAAATAAACAATACAAAGGAACCAGTGCAGGCCCCGGTGGGATTACATTTAGCTATGGTGATGGCCCTAGAGAAGTTATTACCTACCAAACATTTCTACCTCAAACGGGTGATATGTATATTTTTCCTGCTTGGTTACAACATTGGGTCTATCCTTTTAAATCAGATGTGGAACGAATCTCTGTATCAGGAAACGTCACCAACAGTGTTCGTATTAAAGCGATGTATGATAAGATGAGTAAAAAAAATGTTTGATTTTACACTCACAGATATTGTGTTGATTCAAGTGGGTGTGTCTATTGCATTCTTTGTATGGATGTGGTGGAGCAATCGATTATGAAACGTAAACGAATTATTAACGGCTATTATATAGCCAACGGAAAGATAAAAATATTATATGAAAAACGAGAACCCTTACAGACCTTTACCCGAGGGCCTGTTCATCGAAGAAAGTAAGATCGAGGGACAAGGTTTATTTACCGATCGGTTTATACACCGGAACACGGACCTTGGACTTTGTCATATTGAGATGATGAGTTGTCCACCATTGTTGGTACGAACCCCTCTTGGTGGATTTGTGAACCATAGTGAAGAACCGAATTGTATGCGATTACAAAAAGATAATCGTTGGAACCTGATTACAATTGCTAACATCTTACCTGGAGAAGAGTTAACCCTTTGTTACACGATGTATAAACCTGAATTACGTCCCGTGGATCTAGAAGACTACGGAGCACATATTAAAAAAGTATTTAAGGGAGAAAAATAATGGGTTTTAGAACTTATGATAACAAAGCACTTCCGTTAGCTTTAGCAAGTTCACCTGAAGTTAAATTATGGAGAGCAGTATTAGGTGCAGCGGTTGTTGATGCATTAAACGAAAACGAATTTGATTACAAAGGTTACCCAAGACCTTCTGGAATACGAGCATTAGAGAAAGATTATTTTTTACATCCCAATGAAAATTTTTATTTAGTCTGTCGTTATGCTGGGTATGACCCAGAGTATGTTAAAGAAAAAATGATTAAGAAGTTAAAATGAATTATAGTAAAGAATATTATCTAAAAAATAAAAATAGAATTATTGCAAATAGAAAATATCGAGAAAAACTTAATCCAGAAAAAACTAAAGCACAAAGAAAAAAATGCGATATTAAATACTATTCTAATGAACGTAACTGGATACGAGATAGCTGGGCACGAGCAAGAAAGCGTAGTCGAAATAAAAATACTATTTTTAATATTACGTTTGAATATTTGTTACAAGCATGGAATAGTTATAAAGAAAAACATGGTTATAAGTGTCGATATACAGGAGAGACGATGACTTTTATTAGAGGAAAAGGAGTTATTACTTATACTAACCTTTCTCTTGATCGTTTAGAAAATGATAAAGGATACATTGAAGGTAATATTATTTTTTGTACAGCTGGTTTTAATTCTAAAAAAGGATCTTTGTCTATAGAAGATTGTAAAAATATAATTAAGGTACATAAAGATGAAATGGAATAAACAGTTTGATTACCCGACCAGTTCAAGGTCCTTGATCCAAGGCTCTCGACACTATGATGTTGGACAGGAAAAATTACCGAGTGTAACAACAATCTTGTCTGCAACACAACCGCTAGAGAAACGTCAAGCATTGGCAAACTGGCAAGCAAGAGTAGGCGAGGAACAAGCAACACGGACCAGGGATCAAGCAGCAGTCAGAGGTACTGCAATGCATAATATTCTAGAGGGGTATCTACTCGGTCAAAATCACCTTGATTTGACAGATGTAGGTAAAAATGCCCATACCATGGCTGAACAGATCATCAAAAACGGCCTTACAGGCTCACTGAGTGAGATTTGGGGATCAGAGGTCACGGTACACTATCCAGGGCTCTATGCGGGCGCTACGGACGTTGTAGGGGTGTATGAGGGGCATCAATCGATAGTAGACTTTAAGCAAACCAACAAACCAAAAAGAAAAGAGTGGATTGACGATTATTTTCTACAAATGGGTGGTTATGCTATGGCTCACAATTATGTCTATGGCACAAGTATTACCCAAGGGGTGATCTTGATGTGTAGCAAAGATAACTATTTTCAGAAGTTTATTATTAACGGACAAGAGTTTATTAATCAACAACACAACTTTTTAAGGAGGGTCGATGAGTATTACGAACAACGGAACAGGGCCAACGAAGCACAGCCTTCGTAACCCACAATGGGATCAGGATATCAGACGTTTGGATAGTCTAGCCAACGCTTACAACAATGCAAAATGTGTCAAGACTAAGGCAACATGGAAACAGAAATGGTATGATTTGTGTGGCGTAATTGCGGACAGAATGAGGCTAGAAAAAGGCAAAGTACGTAAACACTAGGTTTTTTACGTTCCCATAGAGTTTTTAAAATATATTTTAAAAAATATTTTTTTATTTTTTTAAAAAGCATGGAACAATGGAACAAATGGTTAAAAATGGCAATTTATTCAATAAAATCAATACCTTTTTTGTTCCAAATCTTGTTCCAAACGTGTTCCATGCATGGAACAAATTCCCGTACGCGCGCGCGATAAAGGTGTTTTTATTTTTTAGAAAATATATTAAAAAAGACTATGGGAAAATTAACAAAAAGAAAGTCACAAGTGGTTGCAACAAAAGCAAAAGACATACCATTTGATAGAGTAAGAGTTGAATGGATAGATTGTGTTAGTGATTCTGGATGGGCTGATGAAAAAGAATTTGATAAGATGCGATTAGCCACACCAATAAATGAAGGTTGGCTTTATAAAAAAAATAAAAAGTTTGTTAAAGTTTTTGCAAGTTATGATAAGGAAGATGATGGTAGCTTAACGTTTGGTGATCGAACTATGATTCCAACACCTTGGGTTATCAAAATAACAAAAATATAGGGGACATATCATGGCTAAATCAATTCAAGAGATGGTTGAAGAAGCAGTAAAAAATATGGTTGAAGATGGTAAACTTGTTATCCAAGATAATTCAGGTGATACAATCGAAGACTTAGCTATTGCTGTAGATGAGATCGAAGATGATGATGACGAAGATCAAGATGATGATTCTGAGTCTGATGAGGACGAAGACGAAGACGAAGACTCTGACGAATAATCAGAAGTTTCATCGAGTGTTACTGGCTTATCTTTATTTGGTTGCAATCTCATTTTTTGCTGCCGTTCTTTTACTTCATTGGTTAGGTCAGTAACCTCAACGCCTTCAAGTATAGGTGAATACTCATCTAAAATTTCTTTCATTCTATTTTCTAATTCTTCTGAAGATAAATCTTCTAACTTACCTGTTCTAATAATTTTTTGTTCTATATAAAGTCCAGCTGCTTTACCTCTTGCAACTTCAGCATTGACTGCAGCAGACCATGCACCTTTGGCTAAAGCTGCTTGTCTAATTTTTCCTAATTCTGAAATATGTCTGTCATAAGTTACTTCATACTTCTTTTGCCATTCTGCTCTAAGCTCACCCATATATTTTACAACAAGTGGATATACTTTTGGATTCTGTAATTCAGATGCTCTAGATCTAGCAGACTCTTTTGCATAACCTGCATTGACAGCTGCCTGTGTTGCCGTAATTCTGCCTTCATTGGTGACCAACTCATGAGCAAATTTCATTTGTTGATCCGTAAGTCTTTTTGGAAGTCCTTTAGGCATACTTGCAATATAACATAGAGTGCAGTATATTCAATGTTACTTTAAATAAATATGATAAAGGCAAAAGTAGTACAAATGGCTTTGGAGAAAATGTTGAAGTCACCGATTACACAAGACGCAAGATTTCAAGTGAAAGCTGGTGATAAATATTATGATGTTATGTCCATGAAACTATTAGAAAACCAAGTCATTGGCAGTCGAGAGACTCATAGGATAGTTATAGAAGTGCAAGACCGAGAGTTTGCTCCCATGGGTAAAATACTTAATTCGAAAGGAGAGGTAATGTAATGGAATTATCAACGTCACCTATATTTCAGTCAGCAGTGTATAGAGCAGAGGCCCCACAATTTTTAGATGAAACTAACAGAGCATGTGATCCACATATTCAAAAAGCAAAAGATGATATGTTAAAACAAATAAGTGATAGAGAAAATAAAGCTAAGAGACCAATTGGCGATATTGGTTTGTCTTATCACACTGAAAATCTTATGAATAAGAATGAACTGTATCAACTCAAACGGTTTATTAAATCTACCTCTGAAAATATTTTAGATTCTCAAGGTTATGATCTAACAAACTATGAATTAAAGTTTACAGAACTTTGGGCACAAGAGTTTGCAAATAAAGGTGGTGGACATCATGATACTCACATACATTGGAACAATCATATGTCAGGTTTTTACTTTTTAAAGTGTTCTGATAGAACATCTGCTCCATTGTTTCATGACCCCAGGGCAGGTAAGATGATGACCCAACTACCAGAGAAAGATAAAAACATAGTAACTATGGCTACAGAGAAAGTTTTGCTAAGACCAAAACCAGGTACAATTATGTTTTTTAATTCGTATCTTCCACATCAGTTTGCAGTGGACAATGGTGTTGATCCGTTCAGATTTATACATTTTAATCTGCAGGCTATACCCAACAATGTTCTCTAATGAATGCCTGGTCCAGAGAGTAAATTTTATTCAGAAATAAAAAAATCCTGGACTAAATTTAACCTTACAAGAATAGAAAATATAAGCATTCCAGGCGTGCCAGACTTGTTGTGCTACAACAAAAATCATTTCTTTTTTACCGTTGAGATGAAGGTAACAACCAACAACAAATTACGCTTCTCACCACACCAAATTGCGTTTCATATCCGACATCCCTTGAATACTTTTATCATAGCCAAGTCCCTCGCTTCTAGAGACGTGAAACTTTATGAAGGACAACAGATCGAGGCGCTTGCTGCTTGCGGCTTGGAGCTTGATGCTTGCTGCTTGGGGCTTGATGCTTGCGGCTTGTGGCTCGAGAAGCTTGGAGCTTGAAGCTTGGCGCTCCAGGTCCCGGCAACTCTGTTTAACCGGGCCCAGTCCTGGAGCATATTAGTGTTGACCATAGGCAATGTTTTTTACATCCTTAGACCAGCAGGCTCTACAGTCTCGACACTCATTATCTTGCTTAGGTGCCGGGCAACTTGCTCCAACTTTAACAACCGTTGAAGTATTCGGCCAGCTTGCCGGCGCGTCCTGGTCCACCATTGGCGCGCTGAATCTTATTATTAAATTATCCGGGCATAAGGGCAGGAAGTGTTTTGTCCACGCTTCACGGGTCGGCATCCAGTGTTTAACATCCGGCGTTAATTTACAGACTGCAAAAATTTTTAATAAATGTTCCTCGCTCTGTATGTCTCCCGAGTCGTGCCACCTGAACCATTTAGATTTTTTAGAATTAATTAACAGACTCATTGCCCCAACCCATAAAGGGTTATTGATAGACTCAAGCCGCTTGTATTGAGCTGCTTGAACCACTTTAAAAACATAACAACCTTTTAGAGCATAACAGCCGTGGCAGGTGCTGCCTTTAATTTTAACAAGTTTAGATCCGGTTTTGCATTCCTTAGCCGGTAGACCATAGGCCCAGCCCGGCATCTTAGAGGGTTTACTTAAACCTCCAACCAGGGCCCACGCTTCTTTTGTTTTCATAGTCCTATAATATCCTATTTGTTATTGTTTGTCAACCGGCTTGCTGCTTGTCGCTTGCTGCTTGATGCTTTTAAAAAATTCCTCACAGCTCTTTACATAGCTGGCCGGCAGCGTCGCGTGGTCCTGCAAGAACCACGCGGTTAAATCATTTTTTTTAATCCTTCTTTTCGGCATACCGTTCCAGGTCTTTTTTAACTAAGCGTAGAATCTCTTCTAACGCGTCAGCTATTCTTTTTAAATTATCATTGTCCATAAATATTCCTTTCTACTGTATCCTATATCATCCTATACTAT